GATAAAGTTAACGGAACAGGTAGATTTCATATTATGAAGAACAGATACGGAATGGATGGTTTAACCTTTGGTGTAAAAGCCGATACATCTACAGGCCATTTCGAAGTTCACGATTACGACCCAGATGAAGAGTTCGAAGCTGAAACTACTAGTCCTAACTCTAATAGTTACGATAATTTTGATACATTTGATAAACAAATGTTGAAAAACAAGTTTTTCGAACTAAATTCCTAACTTTTTATAACAAAAAATTAAATGGCAAAGAAAAAATCTTTATTGCAAGAACGTATTGTTTACAAACCTTTTGAGTATCCAAAAGCTCATGAGTATTGGATGAAACAACAACAAGCACACTGGCTTCACACAGAGGTGCCTATGATGAGTGATGTTAATGATTGGAAACAGAATTTAACTGAAACCGAAAAAAATATTATAGGTTCTATATTAAAAGGATTTGCTCAAACCGAAACAATTGTTAATGATTATTGGTCAGGATTAGTAACAAAGTGGTTTAGAAAACCAGAAGTTATAATGATGGCTACAACATTCGGCGCATTTGAAACAATTCACGCTGAAGCTTATTCACTATTAAATGAAGAACTTGGACTTGATGATTTCTCGGAGTTTTTGGAAGATGAGACTACGATGGCTAAAATTGAAAACCTTATGTCTGTTAGGGATAGTTTTAATGATGAGAAAGACTGGCACGAGATTGCTAAGTCACTCGCTATATTCTCAGCATTTACCGAGGGAGTTAATTTATTCTCTTCCTTCGCCATTCTCTTATCTTTCAAAATGCGAAACAAGCTTAAGGGAGTGGGTCAAATTGTTGAATGGTCTATTAGAGACGAATCAATGCACTCAGATGCAGGATGTTGGTTATTTAGAACACTTATCGAGGAAAATCCTGAACTCAAGACACCAGAACTTGAAGCAGCAATAAATGAGGCAGCTTTACTTTCATTAAAACTTGAATTAGATTTTATTGATAAAGTATATGGATTAGGAGATTTAGAAGGTTGTAACAAATATGATTTGCAACATTTCATTAAAAATAGAGTAAATACTAAATTAGCAGATTTAGGTTATAAACCTATTGTTGGTGATGTTGATATGACAGCTATAAATAGAATGAAATGGTTTGATCATCTATCAGCTGGGAAACAACATACAGATTTCTTTGCAAACCGAGTAACTAACTATTCAAAAGGCCACTTACAGTGGGATGAAAGCATTTTTTAATTATGGATAACAATTTAATAGCAGACTATACCCAGTGGGAAAGAGGTAAAGATTTCCCTGAATTTTTTGATGATGTAGCTTTATCTACAATCTCTAAAGGTTATTTACTCCCAGGGGAAACACCCCGAAAGGCATACAAACGAGTTGCTCATGCTGTAGCAATGCGTTTGAATCGTCCTGATTTGGAAAATAAATTTTTTAAATATATTTGGAATGGTTGGATTGGTTTGGCTAGCCCTGTTCTTAGCAATACTGGCACTGACAGGGGTTTACCTATTTCTTGTTTTGGCATCGATACACCAGACTCAATTAGAGGTATCGGACTTACTAATGCTGAACTTATGCGACTCACGTCCTATGGCGGAGGAGTTGGTATCTCATTATCAAAAATTAGAGGTAGAGGAACACAGATTAGAGGAAACGGAAAATCAGAAGGTGTAGTGCCTTGGGCTAAAATCTATGATTCAACTATTATTGCTACTAACCAAGGTTCAGTACGTAGGGGAGCAGCATCAGTAAATTTAGATATTAATCACCCTGATATCGAAGAATTTATGCAAATCCGTAGACCTAAAGGGGATCCAAATAGACAATGTTTGAACTTACACCAATGTGCTATAGTTGATGATGCATTTATGCGTAGATTAAACGATAGAGATCCTGAGGCAATGAAGTTATGGCTTGAGATTCTTAAATCGCGTGTAGAAACTGGAGAACCATATATTATGTTTAAGGATAATGTCAATAAGGCAAATCCTGTAGCCTATATGATGAATAATTTGAATGTTTCGATGACTAATATTTGTAGTGAGATCTGTTTACACACAGATGAGGAACATTCATTTATTTGTTGTTTATCTTCACTTAACTTAGCCAAGTACGATGAATGGAAAAATACAGATGTAGTTGAAACTGCAATCTATTTCCTTGATGGTGTGATGGAAGAATTTATTGAAAAAACCAATGGTAAAGAATCAATGGTTCGTACTCACAGACATGCTAAAAAGGGTAGAGCATTAGGTTTAGGTGTAATGGGGTGGCATACATTTTTGCAAAAGAAAAATTTACCATTTAATTCTATTTCATCAACAGCTTGGACTCATACAATTTTCAGTGATATTAAAACCAAAGCAGAAGCAGCATCTCGTAAACTAGCTGTTGAATATGGTGAACCACTTTGGTGTAAAGGTACAGGTATGAGAAATACACACTTACTGGCAATTGCTCCTACGGTATCAAATTCACGTATTAATTCTTGTTCTGCAGGCATTGAACCTCAACCAGCCAATATTTACACATTCAATGGTGCTAAAGGTACTTTTATTGTTAAAAACCCTGAATTAGAAAAAATTCTAATTGAAAAAGGACATAACACAGATAAAGTATGGGATCAAATTTTAGTAGATGGAGGTTCAGTAATTAATTTACCACATGAGGTATTAAATGAAGAAGAAAAAGAAATATTTTTAACATTTGCTGAAATTAACCAATTAGGTTTGGTTCAACAAGCGGCAATTCGTCAACAATATATTGATCAAACTCAATCACTTAATTTAGCATTTAGTCCTACTGATTCACCTCGTTGGATAAATCAGGTGCATATGGAATCCTGGAAGCTTGGAATTAAAACATTATATTATCTTCGTACAGATTCAGTAATTAAAGGTGATCTTGGTTCAAGAGTTTCAGATAACTGTTTGGGGTGTGAGGGTTAATGGATTCTTAATAATTCCTACCATATGTATAATCAAAACATTATGAAAAATATACTAAACTTTATTAAAAAAATCTTTACAATTATTAAAGATTGGGTAGTAGCAAACGGAGTAGAAGGAGTTTTAGGACTCATTGCAGGTTTGTTTTTGTGGGCTTTTGGTTACAAAATCTATGCTGGATTTGCATTTGGTGTATTTGCTACTAAAAATTGGGATTTGTTAAAATCTTGGATAAATAAGTAAAAAAAAATATACACTTTTTATAAAAGGGGGTGCAATAGCATCCCTTTTTTTATATTTATAATAAAACGTTTCACTCAATAGTTTTCTAAGATTAAATTTATTAAAAAGTAGTAAACTATGAGTTACACAAGAGAACAAATTGAGGCAGCTGTAAAGGCAAAAGGTTATAAATGGTTTGAAAGTAATAACTATGATGTAAATATTGTAGGTATTAGAAATGCTTCTACTGAGGGTAAAGTTACAAACCGATTTGATGATTGCATTTCTATTTCTTATAAAGATGAAAATGGTAAATGGCATTTTTATTGTTTTGAGGCAACCACTGACCCAGGCTCACATTGGGAGAAAAATTTACTAAACAAAGATGGTGTCGCTATTCTTAAAGAAGGACAATATAGAGGATCTCACATGATTGGTTTACATCAGGGTAAATATGAAGCCCTAAAACAAAAGAAACCACTTAAAGTTTATAGAGATAAAGATAAGGATAGTGTTTATGATTTTATTGAAGAAAATGTGAAAGAAGGTATTTATGGAATTAATATTCACAGAGCCACTGCTATAGAAAATGGAAAATCTACACAAGTAGATAAATGGTCTGCTGGATGTCAAGTAATAGCATCAAATAGTGATTTTAAATTATTTATGGAAATTGTCAATAAAGCTGCAAAAGTGTGGGGGAACTCATTTACATATACTTTAATTAATTCAAATGATCTTTAACAATAGTTATCATATATGTGTTTCATAATTTTATAAAAATGATTAAATCAACATACATGAAGATAACAATAGCAAGTGCAGCATCAATAGGATTTTTTTGTTCCTATTTTTTGGAATTAACAATGGCTAATGCTGAGCAATTTTTAGCTGTAGCAGCTGTATTATTGTTAGATGGGTTTTTTGGTGTTATAGCTGGAGTTAAAAAAGAAGGGTTTAAAACATATAAAGCTCTTAAAGTATTAAAATCATTAGCAACTTGGGAAATAATCCTTACAGCCATCTTAATGATTGAAAAAGGTTTTGCAGGTACAAGTTGGTTAAGCGAAACAGTTATCACCCCATTTATAGTTTTCCAATTAATGTCTGCTCTTAAAAATGCTTCTATGGCAGGTTTGATTAAAAATGAGTTATTAAACATTATCTTAGATAAAATTGATAAACATAAAGGTGATAGAAAATAATCTTTAGGTTGGAAGTGTTTAAACCCTTTCATATTTTACAAGTATTTCTAAATAATAAAACATGAATAAAAAGTTATTACCTTGGCTTATTACCCTTTGTGCTCTGGGTTTAGGAGGAACCGCAGCATATTATAGTGTAATTGGTTTATCTAAACTCTTTGCTGGAGTAGCTACAGCTGTTATAATAATGGCTAGTTTTTTAGAATTATCTAAATTAACTTTGGCAACTCTTCTACACTCATATTGGAATAAATTAAATAAATTATCTAAAGTTTATTATGTTATTTCCTTAATAATTCTTTCACTAATAACATCTGCTGGGATATATGGAATGTTAAGTAGTGGATATCAAGAAACAGCAAATAAATCAAGTATAATTGATAATAAGATTACTTTAATAGAAACTAAACGAGATAATGTTAGGGACCAGTTAGCGGTATATAACGCGGAAAAAAGCACCATTAATGAGGCTGTATCTGATTTGAGATCTGGCTTATCAAACAACACTATACAATATAAAGACAGAGAAACTGGGCAAATTATAACAACAACCTCTAGCTCAACTCGTAAAGCTTTAGAAAAACAATTAGATCAAGCAATTCAAAGACAAACTGAATTAAATACTAAAATAGATGGTTTAAATACCCAATTATTTGACTATGAAACTGAAATAGTAGAAATTCAAACAGGTAATGATCTAGCAGGAGAATTAGGTCCACTTAAATATCTTTCAGATTTAACAGGTAAACCTATGGATAAAATTATCAACATCCTACTTTTAATTATTATATTTGTATTTGATCCTTTAGCTATTGCTTTGGTAATTGCCGCTAATTTTGCTTTTGAACAATCCCGAAAAAAATATAAATCTAATCTTTATGGGGAAAAAATACCTGTAGATAGAGAAGAATTGCTTCAAAAAATAGTAGATAATGACCAAGAAATGGGATTATGGGATAATACTGTTGATAATGAAGGTAGTGATATTTTTACTGAAGATGAAATAAAAGATTGGGATTCAACTTTAAATGATGGTTTAGAAGAATTAGAAGAGGAAGAATTTGATAAATCTAACTTTAGTCAAATAGAAGAAAAAATTTATTCATTAGAACAACAACTAATTCCAGGATTATCTGCTTTTAGAAGTAATAAAATTAGATCAGAAATTAATAAATTAAAATCATATCTACCACCCCCAAAAAATGATGATTTAGTAAAAACTTATTAAAAAAGGTTTGGCTCCCCAAAATTTCGTTCGTATATTTACCATGTAATAAGAAATAAGAGTTATGAATACAGAAGAAACTTTCAAAAATGTAGAAAATAAGCCTGACGGTTATACATTGTTAGGCGCATCTGCCTTAGATGATAAAATATTAGCTGAGGCATTTATCATGTTGTTTGACCCAACTTGGAAGCGTAATTGGACAGACAGAGATAAGGCAAAAGAGATGCGTTCAATTATACAGGGACAAACGCAAGTGTGTAGACCTTTATTTAATTACGCTGAATGTATTGATTTTCTTTCACGGCATTGCGCCTAACGGCTACGCATAAGAACAGTAGCGGATAAATAACGATAAACCTTCAAAATATGACAGATATTAGTAAACAGCACAAACCTTCGCCAACCGATGAAACCGCTATTGGTTTTATACATTGTTGGCAGCACGTGCCTTTCGAGTTCATTATTTGTGCCGCTATATGGTTCAATGATGGGAATAAATACAATCATCAACCGAAGAATGTAGAATCTGGCTTTGTTGTTTCAGGACGAAGACATCACAATTGCTTTTCTTCTGTTCAAAGCATAGGTAAAGCACTTGGTTATGATAAAACATTGGTGGTTAAGAAAAGTATTGCACTTGAAGAAAGGGAAAAGCAAGGATTCATAACCAACAAAGACAGATTTGTTGATAGAATTGAAGCGGCACAAATAGCCTACGAAGCGAAACAGATTGATAAACCACTAAAACAGTTGTTCAGCGAAGACCTTTATTAGGCATTGCTGCCAACAAGCGTATAAAAGCCGTTTTAATGGCTGTTATATTATGTTAGTAAAAAACTTCTCACAAAAGATTTGGCTCCCCGAGACCTCGTTCGTATATTTACCATGTAATAAGAAATAAGAGTTATGAATAAAGAACAAAACTTAGAAAATAACACAGAACAGACATTAATCATACCTATTGTTGTGTGTAGTGCTTGTGGTGCTGAAAACTCAATTAGATGGGATAAACATTGCATAGGCATAGATGACAAACAAGGCTCTTATAAAGACCTTAGCTTTCAATTTTGCGAAGAGTGTGGTGATGTTACTAATGTTGATTTTTCTTAACATTACGCCTAACGGTTAAGTATATGAATGGTGCGAACTTAAAATTAAAAACAAATGGCAGTAGAAAAACCAAAACAAATAGAAGTAGGTGAGTGGCTTTATAAAGGTTGCTTCATCCAAGAATCAGAACACCCACAACTTATTGGCAAGTACGAAGTATTTAAAAATGACAGAGAACAAACCCACGTTGGCAGATGTTATACATTTGCCGAAGCAAAAAGACTTTGTAAGGAAAACGAATGTTTTGATAACGCACTCTCTTTTTAATGTGGCCTAACGGACAAGTATAAAAACAGTAGCGATATGGAAGATAAAATATTTGATATAGTAACAGACCTAATTAGAGACGATATAAGCAAGGATGAAGCAATAGATAAGCTATTGGTTTTATACAATGCTAGGCTTTCGTTGTTTCAAAAGAATAGACTTGACTTGCTTAATTGGGCTAAAAGCGAATTAAAGCAAGAAACAAACCCTAAACTTGGTAAGACAATGACACCTTACAGAAGCGATAAAATTATATTCTTGCGGAGAATTATAGATTGGATTAACAATGAAGCTTAACGGTTTGGCTAAGAAGCGTAGCCAAGTAATCACGCTTCATTAAAACACAAAAAGTCGCATGGCTATGCTTTTTAGCTTGTGTTGTGCGCAGTACGATTATGAGATTAAATTTATCTGACATTAGAAGACAACCTACTACAATTGACAAGGTACATGAAAGCTGCTACCGAAGCTATCATGTACTTGAGCAGGTTATGAAGATGGTAGAACGTGGGGATAGTAAGGAAACTATTTTTGAGGTTAAAGAAATGCTCGAAGATGACTTGCTTGATAGAGAAAAAACAACTGTTGGACGTGCCGATTAGTATTACGCACAACAAGCGTATAGCAGCCGTTTTAATGGCTGTTATACCATGTTAGCAAAAACTTTCTCACAAAAGGGTTGGTTCCCCAAAATTTCGTTCGTATATTCACCATGTAATAAGAAATAAGAGTTATGTGCCGTTAAATTTAGAACGATGAATTGGATTAAAAAATTACTTGGATTGAAAACGAAAGAGCAATGTGCTATACACAATGTTAGTGATATGTGCGCCTTGCCCGAAGAAATTTTGACACCTGAACAAATTGATAATGCTTTAAAATGGTACGATAAACACCGAAATCACGTAAACGGATTAATAAAAGGTGTGTCGAAATTTCCACCACGACTGAATGAAGATAAACGTGATTGCCGAATATGGAAGCCAGAACATTGGAATTGGTTTTTGGCGCATTATCACTAACGGTTTGGTTAAACAATTGTTTTAATGTTGTTTATCATTTGTTATGTATTAGTAAAAATAAATTTATACAATATGAAATTTAACTTAATTTAAAATTTGAATATTTATGTATAAAGAAAAATATTATGGAATTACGAAAATTTATAGCAACTACCATACGTGAATATTTGAATGAGCAAAAAACACTGATTAATAGTTTTGATGAGAATAAATTAGAGAAATTATATCATAACACTTACGTATATAACGGTGTTATAGATACATATCACCTTTCAACCAATCCTAATTTAAAATTTAATGATGATTTTAAAAGTGAAAGAGGTGGAAATGGTGATTACATTTACTCAAGTTTAGAATATAAAAATTGGTTAGATGTTTTTGATAAGGAAAATTTGGGTGAGAAACCTAAATATTTATATATCCTTAGATTAACCAACCCTAAATATAAACCATCTTTTTCATTATTTGGTGTTAATACACCTTCAGAGTTTTTATCAACAAAAAATAATACAAAAATTATTAAATATGTTGGTGAAGTTTAAAAAAATAAAACAAAAAGAATATTACGATAAAACTTAATACGATGTAGAAACGTAGCATTGCATATAACGTACGAGGCTAAGGTTAGTTGCCTTAAACACTAACCATAAATTATAACAAGACCTTGCAAGGCAATTAACTTTAGCTATTGTTAGGCAACTTTTATAACAAGCTTATAGCAGCTGTTTAAATGAATGTTATTAACAATAACAATAAACTCCCATAAATAAAAAAATCGTAGGAATTCCAAAACCCTTCAAAGGGGAGATATTATTATAATACCCAGTACAACGAATCCAATAACAACATTACCCATTCTAATTAATGTGTTGATAACGGGGAGGAGGTGAATTGCCAAAGGATGGCCAACTCGGTTAAAACATGTCATAATATACGTTGATAGACAATGGTATATGAAAAACAGGTGATGGGGAGTGTGAGGTGAGGATTGCCTCAGATTAACCCCTTTTCCCCGCGCCTCCAACCCTTACGTAGGAGAAAAAAATATATACGATCATAAAAATCTATCGCAAAAATTTGGCGACCTTCATTGATTTTCATATATTTATCATCGTAATTCCTGTTTAGAAAACCAGGGCACAGCCGGAGGCACCGCCCAGTTACGACGCGGGTTTAAAACGGATGCATTACAAACTCGTTCTTACCACAATTATGTAGCAGTCGGACTGGATAAACCGAACACCAAATAATTATGTCCCAGGCTAAAATAGACTAAATATCCTGAGTCGCAAACATGTTAAAAAAATTTATAGGTGCTTAGGCGCCTTTCTTGGGCTTCCTTTATGAAAAAATTTGGCTCCCTGAAATCCCGTTCGTATATTTACACCGTTAAAGGAATTAAGGTTATGTATTACACAAACGAAAAAGTAGAAGAATTAAAGCAAGTTATTGGACAAGTATTTAGCAATAACTTTGCCCCAACATCATGTTCAAAATTAATTGGTGTTTACCCTGATAAAGGATATGTAACATACATGGATGAGAGAGGTAGATATGAATCAAATAAACACATTGAACCCAGACGTGGTGTTCATCGCATGTCAATTGATACAGCTTGGAATTTATTTTTCTATTAAAAAATTTGGTTCCCCGAGGAATTGTTCGTATATTTACGATGTAAAAGTTATTTGAAATAATAAACATAGTCAGGTGGCGGAATTGGTAGACGCGGAGAGTGCAGTTGCAACGTTAAATAAAGAGCACATACAGGTTCGAATCCTGTCCTGACTACAAGATAAGTTCTTTGAAATAATAAACATAGTCAGGTAGCACAATGGGCTAAGTTATGGTACTCCTTGGCGATACTTAAACATAGTAGGTTCGAATCCTTCCCTGACTACTAAAAAACTTCTCATAAAAGGGTTGGCTCCCCGAGATAGCGTTCGTATATTTACCATGTAAAAAGAGATAAATAATAAAGGTTATGAAAACATTTAAAGATTTAGTATTCAAAAACAAATTGGGTGGTATAAGAGCCCGGATGGATTTTGACAATGGATTTTTCCTTAGTGTAGTTGCAGGTGAATTTGCTTACAGCACACCACGTAAAGATAAGGATAGTCCTGATGATTTTGCCTCATTTGAGGTAGCAGTATTTGCTCCTAATGGTCATTTTACACGTGAGTTTTTCCCTGAAGATTATCCTGATGATGTTTTGGGTTATCAAGACCGAGATCAAATCAATGCGTTGATGCTTTTAATTCAATCAAAATAAAGATAGCATTAATTGCACACGATGTAAAAGTTATTTGAAATAATAAATATAGTCAGGTGGCGGAATTGGTAGACGCTATCCAGATAACAACCGAAAGGTGGAGATCAATTAGAATAGTTATCCTGAGAAATCACTAACGAAACAGATTGATTACAGGTTCGAATCCTGTCCTGACTACTAAAAAACTTCTCACAAAAGGGTTGGCTCCCCGAACCCTCGTTCGTATATTTACACCGTAATAAGAAATGAGAGTTATGAATAAATTCGATCAAGTTAGAGAAGAGATTAACACAATGAATCAATTGTTTAATGCTTATGCCAATGATTTAATCACTGATGATGAGTTGGAGGAGATGTTAGATATTATAGGTTTATAATTAATAAAAATAAAGGTTATGTTAAAGAATTTTAAAAATGGTTATGCGGTTGCTGAAGGTAGCAACGTGGCTAAAAACGAGAAAAACGATTGTGTAGTAAGAGCAATCGCTAATGCATGTGATGTATCTTATGAGTCAGCCCACGCTGCAGTCAAACAAGCATTCGATCGTAAAGACAAACGTGGAGTTCATATGTTTAGTTCCATTATGAAACAACTCCAAACCATCAAATTCAACCATATTGTTCAACTAAGTTTATTTGATAGCAATGATGCTACTGAACGCACCATAAAACACATTGGTGATATGCCTAAAAAAGGTGGCAAATTAAACAACCCAAAATACAAACACAAAAAAGTAGCTTACACCGTTAAGGAATTTGCCCGCCAATTCAACAAAGGCAATTACATCCTAGCAGTCAAAGGCCACGCCCTGGCCATAAAAAATGGGGTGATACATGATAATAAAAATTACCAGACCGACGGATACAGACGTGTGGTAGAAAGCGCATTTAAAATTTCATAACCTAAATACAAAAATGCGGTTGATGGCTGGACCACTATGTGTGGTCTGGCTGCCGTATTGTAGCATAACTATGGCATATGGTATGTTGTGGGGTAAGTATGCCGGCGTACGCCCGCCGTATAATGTGTATAGTATCCCCCGCGCGCCGTCGTCCATCGGGCGTGGATGGGTGGAGGAAAAGGTTTAGGGTAATTTTTAGATCGTAAACACCTATACCCCTTCGATAGTATATACCTATATCCCCACAACACACACCAAAACCCATATAGCAAAAAAAGAATAAAAAATAACAAAATTCAAAAAAGATCTCTTTAAAAAATTTGGCTATCGAAGAGGATATACATATATTTACATCAATAAATAAGCAATAAAATGGAATTCAAAATTACACAAGACGATTTAAAAACATTACAAAACACCATCCAAGAATTAGATCAACTCTTAACAGAAAGAATAAGTGATCTCCACCAAGTAAAAGGTGGAATGCAATCCAGACATGCCTATATATTCTATAGAAATCTTGTATGGCAGGTAAAAGATGCTATAGATAATGTTCAAAAAATTACCCCAGAAAACTCTTAAAATTTCCTTGCGCAGAAACTTGGCTCCCCAGGATCTCGTTTGTACATTTACAGGGTAATATTAAGAAAAACAAAAAAAAATAAAGTTATGATCAATTTAGAAAAAACCACTTTTATGAACGATGCCGAAATTCGCAAAGTCGCACCATCGGTATTCACAGAAACTCCATCAAATGGCGTCTCTAAACATTATACACACATTCCCACCACTAAGGTAATAAATGACATGCGTACCTTAGGATGGGACGTTATAGACGCTAAAGAAGTTAAGGCTCGTAAATCCTCCACACGTGGTGTTCAAAAACACTTGGTTGTATTCCGTAACCCGGAAGTTGTCATCAATGGTGAAGATGGCGACACAGTTTTCCCACAAATCTTGCTCACCAATTCCCACGACGGTAAAAATGCCTTCACATTCACAGCTGGCCTTTTCCGCATGATCTGCGAAAATGGTTTGGTCATTTCAACCACCCAGTTTGAAGACGTAAAAATGCGCCACATGGGTTATACGTTTGAGGACCTTCAAGCCAATATCCACAAAATGGTTGAGCGCTTACCATTAACAGTCGAATCCATGAATCGCATGAAAGAAATTCAAATGGGCCAAGAGGCCGCTCTTGAATTTGCTCAACGTGCTCTCGAAACTCGATTTGAAAAAGATCAAATAGATAATATCAAAATTGATTTGAATGAATTGTTGGAACCCGTTCGTAGAGAAGACAGAGGAGATGATTTGTGGAGTGTGTTTAATGTAGTACAAGAAAAAATCATTGATGGTGATTTTACATATTCTAGTGGTACTAAAACACGTAAAGCACGTCGTGTTAAGAATTTTAGTCAAGATCAAAAAATCAATAGAGAATTGTTCGAGTTGGCACTGGAATATGCCAACTAAAATATAGTATATACGTAGGGTGGGGTGGGTGGGGGTAGTAAGGTTATGTATAGTATCAAATTGACGAAACCTTTAACACCAACGAGTAATGAAAGAATTAATAAGTAGATTAACAATGAAATGGGTATCATACAATTTCTTTGACAAAGTTGAAGGAAGAGAGGTACATAATTATGTAGATAAATACGGACAAAAATGGATGGCTAATTATCCGTTTTTTGTTTGGTCATTCAGATGTAAAATAGATTAAACAACAAGAACAATGAAAACAGCACTACAAGAAGCAATAACAGCCATTAAGGATTACGGAGATAGCGGCAATGTTGATGTAGATACTTGCAATGCTATTCTCCTTAAATTAGCATCAATGCTTGAGAAAGAGAAAAGCACCACAATTGGATTTGCTACAAGATTTAGCCACAAAGAATATACCCTTAGCTATATCACAAAAGAGTTTGAAGAAACCTTTAACACCAACGAGAAATGAACGGATTTGTAATAGTGTTAATCAGTTTTTGGGCAGGGTATCTGCTCGGCAAAGAAAATAAAAAATGAAACAGACAACAGTAGACTTTGTATTTGAAAAATTAGCTAGTCAAGGACTATTAGTGACTAGAGATTACAAAAATCTTGTGGTGTACCGTGAAGCCAAAGAAATGGAGAAGGAGCAGATGAGGTTAGTGCATAAGAATGGTTATGATAATAGCCAATATAGACACGATTGTAAATATGGTGGCGTTGAATACTGGGATAGTGTGCCTAAACCCTTTGAAGAATACTACAACGAAACCTTTAACACATAAAAAGTGAGTAGACGCAAATTAACTGCTACTTCTTTAGAACAAGGATTTAATAGACAGAACCACTGGTGGAAAACAGTTAGATATTGTCCTGAATGTCATGTGCATGGGAGTAAACCTCATTTAAAAGAATGCAAATCTAAAAAATGGGTTGAAATTTCACAAGATGCTCAAATACCCCGAAAAAATTCTCGTAAAAAAATATGGGAGTGGTTTAATAGAAAGTTTGTAGATAAAGAATTTAGAAAATATAACAATGAACAATTTAGATAAACAATACCAATCACTCCTCCAAGACATCCTTGACAATGGAGTAGAAAAGAAAGATCGGACAGGTACTGGCACCATTTCAGTATTTGGCAGACAAATTAGACATAAAATGTCAGAAGGGTTTCCTTTATTGACTACGAAAAAAATGGCATTCAAAACTATGGTAACTGAGTTGCTATGGTTTTTACGTGGAGATACCAATATCAAATATCTCGTTGATAATGGATGTAATATTTGGAATGGTGATGCTTACAAAGCATATCTTAAAGAATGGTCTAAATGTGTGCCTGGTGATGGTAAATTTAAAGAAGGTGAGTTTAATTCTTCACAACCATATGAGGCAAGTAATTTTACAAAAGAAGAATTCATCAACAAAATCAAAACCAATAAGGAGTTCGCTAAGAAGTGGGGTGAGTTAGGTCCTATCTATGGTAAGCAGTGGAGAAAATGGACTAAGAAGAAAATGTATCTTTCAACGGATGGTTTATATGAAAATATTTATGATGAAATGGACCAAACAGTTATTGACCAAATCTCGTGTTTAATTAATGACCTTAAAACAAACCCAGATTCAAGACGTTTGATGGTTAACGCTTGGAATGTTGGAGAATTGGATTCAATGGTACTTCCACCTTGTCATTATGGATTTCAAGTTTATACGAGAGAGTTAAGTATAAGCGACCGAGTAAATTTGTTTATGCAAGGTAAAAAAGTTGCTAGATTTTTAGAAAAAATTACGGCTAAAGATTTAGATGAAGCCAATATTCCAACTCGAGCAATCTCTTTAATGTGGAACCAACGTTCAGTAGATACATTTTTAGGTTTACCCTTCAACATTGCATCTTATGGTTTACTATTAGAAATCATTGCCAAAGAAGTGAATATGATTCCTGATGAGTTGATTGGAAACCTGGGTGACACGCATTTATATTCAAATCACATTGAACAAGCAAAAGAACAGATTGGTAGAGAACCATTTGAATTACCCAAATTAATTATTAACAATGAATTTTGGAATTCTGATGATAGTATGTTAAGTATAGAGCAGGTAAAACATATGGAATTGGATGATTTTATATTGGATAACTATCAATCACACCCAGCAATTAAAGCACCTTTATCAAATTAAGTTATGGAAAGAATAACTGTTGAAGAAGCTAAACAGTATATTCCCTGCAGTGAAGATTTTACTTCAAAAGGAATTGAAAAAGCAAAATATTTTACTTTAACTCCTTCTAAAAGAGGGGATGGGTGGGAAGATGTTACATATTATACTGCTCGAAAATATAATATATATGCCAATCGAGATAACAACTATGATTCTTGGGTTTATATTCTTTCTAACCCTTCAGTCCCTAATATGTTTAAAATTGGGTATACCAAAAATCTTCCTGAAGAGAGAGCAAAACAACTTTCAAAAGCTACAGGTGTTGCCTTACCTTATAAAGTAGAATGGGCTTTCCATTGTTTTGATGGTTTTGGTTTAGAACAAGAAGTACATCATAAATTAGATTCTTATCGTGTAAGTAATAATCGTGAATTCTTTCAGGTTACCTTAAACGAAGCCAAAGAAATAATCACAGAACTTGGAAAGAGATATGTATAAAAATTTGGTTTTTTGAAATTTCGTTCGTATATTTACCATGTAATAAGAAATAAGAGTTATGGATATTGAAGTTTTAGCAGATCGTTACCAAGAAGAGCAAGAAATCTTAAAACAGATTGTGGATGAATTGGTAAAAAATGGAGAGGATATCAATATTTTTACTGATTTGGATGAAGGTGAAGATGATAATTTGCCCATTTAATTATGAAAAAGGTTTTATATTTACATGGTTTGGAAAGTAAGCAAGGAGGTCCTAAAGTGGATTTTCTGGCAAACGAGTTTATAGTTCATGCTCCTGCTATGGATTATAAAAACCCAAACCTCTCTCAACAAATGGATCAAATAATGGAAGATTTTGATCCTGATCTTATTATTGGTAGTAGTATGGGGGGATATGTTGCCGATATTTTATCCACAAAATATGGAAAATCCGCAATATTGTTTAACCCAGCTCTCCACAATTGGAGTTTAGTCCTCCCAATTGATTATCCAGTTGAAGGTGAACAAGCAGAATCTCAAAAAGATAAAATTGTCATATTAGGAAAAGAAGATGATGTTATTCCTTCTGATATTACCAAATTGCTACTTGAAGGTAAAGATAATTATCACATATTTTTCAAAGAAATGGCACATCAAACCCCTTTACATATATTTATTGATGTAATAAGTAATTATAAAAATGAGCTTTAATTTACATGGTTGGTTTAAAAAACAATACCTTAAAGAAGTAGAGGGTTTTGATAAAAACGTTTGGGTATCTCTTACCCAAGATGAAAAAGATGAATTCGCTGAAGAATTATTTGATCTTATAGATACAGCCTATAAACCCATTGGGGGGCATCCCAATTACAAATCCCCATCAGATGTAATAGGGGCTGAAGGTGATGCAGATTATATGGTAATTGATTTGGATGATGACCCTGAATGGGATGCTCTAAAAGTTTCCAAGAAAAAACCCTTAGGTAATAAATCAGTAGCAATGGGGCATGATGGTTCAAAAGAAGCAAAAAGAGCCGCTATTAATATTTCTGTCCTACTCTTAAAACAACCAGGCTATTTTGTAGAAGTATCAGGTAAATTAAAAGATATCCTACAGTCAAAAGGAGCCCCAATTATTACAGATGAAAATATTATCCGTAAAGTCTTAAAAGGTAAAGACATTGAAATGAACGATGATGGTTCATATCAAAGAGAAATTGGAGGTAAAGTATTTACCAAAATGTTAATGGGTAAACCTATTACCAAGTAAAAAATACTACATGGTCATGAATACTAGTATTTGTACAATTTGGGTCTTGTTTACAAATAGATTGTCTAACATTGCTAACCTTAGTCACACTCTCTGAAGAAGCACAACTAACTAACATTAATGATGCGATAAAAATAAAAATTTTTTTCATGATATTTAAACTTAAATTGAGTAATTTGGCGATTATACATATTTGAGTTAAATTAAAGTCATAAAAACGTCATAAAACGTCATATGACTCATTTGGAGGAGCGAAAGCTCCTTCGTATTTTTACGACGTAAAAAAGAAATAAAAGTTATGGATTTAAAAAAGCATTTCGAAACAGCAACAGAAAAATTTGAGTTCACTGTTAATTTAGGTGGATGGAGAGGTAAAAAAGTATTTGAATTTACCCCAAAAGACCCTGAATACAAATATTCAGATGGTCAAGTAAGTGAATTAAGTGTATTTGGTAAAGGTATGAATATTAAATCAATTACCAAACACGGATTGATGTTGTATTCTTATGATATGTTAGATAATAAAATCACTGCCAAAATTAAATTTGAAAATGTTGAATTAGGTAATACATTAGATGAACCTAAAGAAATCCCAGGATTTGAAGGAACAAAAGAATCTTTAGATAATCTTTCAATTTTTGAATAAGTTATGATAAACGATAAAGCAATCAGCTATGCTGAAAAAACAGGTAAACTCATAGGAACAATGTCTTGGGTTGCCCTACATGATGACATTTCAAATGAAGTATTCCAAAAACTTGCTCGATGTCTCATAGAAATTTCTGATAAAAGTGATCTTTTAGATCAACAAAGAATTGGCTGGTTAAATGAGGAAGCTCAAAAAAGAAATATTACATTACCTATATGATGTATCCGTTTATTAAGGAGAGTTGTATTAAACATAGTCGTGAAGTTGTTGAAAAACATATTTCCCGACTCCAACCACTCAATTACAACCAATTTAGATGGTGGCGTACTCATACAGATAATGTAAAACCACTTGGTAAACGTCATCCTCTTAAAGATCGAATTTTGAATGGGGATTTTGAACCTTCATCTTACTTTTGGCAATCCCAATTGGCCTTATATACTGCCCGAGATAAAGTCAATCTCAAAACAGATGATCATCAAAAACAATTGGAAAACCTGGCTGTTGATTTAGCTCGATATAAACGTTTGGTAGAAGATTACGAAAAAGAAGAACATGAACGTATGACTTCTTTATATGATGCATTTACAGATGCCTATCAAATCACAAAGGAAGAACTTGAAGAAGCATTTCTTAGATGGTCTGGTGATATTTTGAGTTTTTATGAGTATGCTGAAAATTTCTTCACTAAAACCCCAGCTGAAAATAGAAAAAATAGGAGAGGTCGTCCTCCTAAAAAACAATCAACACCCAAACCAACCCCTAATATAAATAAACCTAAACGAGGACGAGGTCGTCCCCGTAAAGATGAAATATTTCAACTGTGATATGATAGAAATTATTAAACATAGTTTAGGATTCTGTGGTGAACATTGGCACCCAAATCTTCTTACAATTCTTTTGAGTGGGGTTGGATTACCCCCAGCTTTAAATTATATTTATTACAAATTTAAGAGTTATGGTAAAAGTAAGTCATGAAACCCCCTTATGTTTGTTAGGTGATAGTGAAAAGTTTAACGACTATGACTATTGTTTACCTCATTTATTAGATAGGGAACCTGCTTATGAAAAATACTTTCGTGAAGCAAAGGCTAAAGGTCGTTATATTATTATGGATAATTCACTTCACGAATTAGGAAAAGCATATAACACTGAAGATTTGTTATATTGGATTCAAGAATTAAAACCCAATGAATTCATTGTTCCTGATGTTTGGGAAAATAGAGATGCCTCTGTAGTCAATGCTCGAAAATGGGTTAATATTGAATTGCCTGAAGGAGTGGAAAAGGTGGTAGTGGTTCAAGCTCAAACAATCCACGAGGCTGCTACTTGTTATCAAACCTATAAAGATTTAGGATATAAAAAAATTGCTTTTTCATATGGAGCATCATATTACAATGATATAGTTCCTCACCCTAACAAAGACCTAGGAAAAGCATTGGGTCGTTTATCTGTAATTTCAGCTTTATATAAAATGAAGATTATTGGAGATAATGACCGAATACATTTATTGGGATGTGCTGTGCCTCAAGAATTTGGGTGGTATAGAGGGTATAATTGTATTGAATCTATTGATACTTCTAATCCGATAATGGCTGCTTTAGAAAATATCTACTATCTTGATGCTGGTTTAGATACTAAACCAATGGCCAATATGAATAACCATTTCTACAAATCAGAACATGAAATAAATTATGATTGTTTGGCTTATAATGTTAGTAAATTTCGTGAAATAAATAATTTATAATATGAAAAATAAAATGATGAGTTTATATGATTTTCTAGGCCGCCCGGCTGGAGGTGAATTAGGTAAACAAGTAGCTGAAGCAGCTTTGAAAGCAAAAGTAGGATTTCAAACTAAAGAAATTTCAAACCCCAAATACACAGGAAAAATAATGATGTATCCTGAATCTTTTTTAAATGAATATTTTAAAAAATAATGGCAAATACTTGTAGAACAGAAATTCACCTTCACGCCAACCAATCTACTATCGACTGGTTTGAAAAGTTAACACAAAATTTTGATACAGATGACTATATTGGTCAATTTAGTTCTAAAGGAAACAATTTGATTGATAAAATTGGTTCAAAGTGGTTGATTAGATATGATTGGGGAAGAGAGGATGAACACGAATATTTTTTATCATTTGAATCAGCTTGGTATCCCCCAAACGAAATGGTTAAAAATATGGTAGCTCAACTTCAACAACATGACCCTCATGCTTGGGCTAATGGTAGGTATTGGGATGAAAATTTTTCCCCAATTGGTATTTTCCAATGCAATAGCCCTGAAATGTGGGATATAGCAGAAACTGATGTTGAGGTGGATTGGGATAACGAATATTATTGGGATGAAGAAGTTGAACCTGCATTTGAAGAACTAGAACTATGACATTAAAAAAACAATCAATACGTGGCCTAGAAAATATTTTACTAAATGGTCAATCCACCACAAAAGAAGAACTTATCACATTAAGTGAAATGTGGAGTGAAAAAGAAGAACAAACTGTGAGAAAAATTTTAAAACAGGGTGGAAAGTGTAAAATTGGTAACGATATTATATCTGTGAAACGTCCCGATGAAATTTATAGTTTAGTAAGATAAAAGGATTAGCCTATATCCTCAAACATACCTGGCAAATTAAAAAAAATAAAATTATGTTATTTACAGAAGACCAATTAGGTAAAATGAATGCAAAACATGCAGTAGTATCACTTTCAGGTGGTATGGATTCTACTACTGTGTTGTTAAAATGTTTAAAAGAATTCGAAACAGTAACTGCTTTAAGTTTTGATTATGGTCAAAAGCATAGAGTAGAACTTGAAAGAGCTCAATCATTAGTAGATTATATTAATGGACTTGAAAACAAAGCAGCAGAAGATGGACAAAAAGCTCCATACTATCCTGTCAACTATCGAGTAATTAAACTTGATGGTTTAACTGATCTATTAAATTCTGCTTTAGTAGAAGGTGGAGATGAAGTACCTGAAGGACACTATGCTGAAGAAAATATGAAAGCTACAGTTGTTCCTAACCGCAACAAAATCTTTGCTTCCATTACTCAGGCAGTAGCACTTTCAATTGCGGATAAGACGGAAGAAAACACGGTAATTGCGATGGGAATCCATGCAGGTGACCATGCAATTTACCCAGATTGTCGTCAAGAATTCCGTGATTTGGATTTTGAAGCATTTCGTTCTGGTAACTGGGGTTCTGAAAGAGTATTTGTTTATACTCCTTATTTACATGGTAATAAATTTACTATCCTTCAAGATGGAGAAACATTATGCAATAGTTTAAATCTTGATTTTGATGAAGTTTATAAAAGAACTAATACATCATACAAACCTTACCCATCAGGTAATTCAGATTACAAATCAGCATCTTCAGTTGAACGTATTGAAGCTTTTATTGCTTTAGGTCGCCCTGATCCAGTACAGTATGAAGATGAAACAGGTGAAGTTAGTTGGGAAGTAGCACGTGCTCATGTAGAACAAATTCTTGCTAACCATGAGTGATGGAATAACTGAAGCACGTAGAGGTATTTACAAAGATGATAAATACAACTACAATGATAGTATCCATAACCCAGAATTGTATGGTAAAATAAGAAATACTAAAGATATCAAATTGAATACTGAAATTAAAAAATACATGCCTAATCAAAAATGGCACCGTTATGTAAGTTTTATTAAATCGGGTGTGCGTATCTTAGGATACGCTCTTATCCCATTCAATTTGGTAGCTGCAACTATTGTTCTTATATTTAGCGAAATAATTGGAATAGTAGAAGAACTAGTATGAGAAAGCGTACCTATAGAAAATCAACTCCTTCACCTGATAGATATATTGTTGTCAATCAAAATGGTGAAGTTTATATAGGAATGAAAGGTGGGAGTTTTCAATACTCAGATGATTGGTCTAAAGCAAAACCTTTATACCTTTCAAATACCACTTATTTAATGAGAATGGAAGGAAATGAATTAATAAAAGAATCAGAATTATGAAATATTTGTATTTTAGCGCCCCTTGGTGCGTACCTTGTAGACAATATGGTCCTATTATGGAACGTGTAAGTCAAACAATCCCAGTCCAAAAAATCAACGTAGATGAAAACCAACAATTGGTTATGCAATACTCTGTTCGTAGTGTACCTACAGTAATTCTTGTAGATAACATGGGTAAAGAATATACTCGACACATTGGAGTAAAAGATGGTCAATTATTAATAGAACAATATAACAATTTTAACAATGCCTAAATTTCAATCAACAAAAGTATTTGATGGATTCAGTTGTGTATTCCGTCAATGGAAAGCAGAAGAAACTCATTGCAAATACCTTCACGGATATGGAGTAAGTTTTAAAGTATGGTTTGAAGGTGAACTTGATGAAAAAAACTGGGTTTGGGATTTTGGTGGTATGAAACGCGCCAAAGGTACTATCGATGGTATGTCTCCTAAAGCTTGGATGGATTATATGTTTGATCATACTTTAGTAGTTGCTGAAGATGATCCCTATGTAGATGGATTTATAGCAATGGATACTCATGGTCTTACCCAAACCCGAGTTATCCCAGCAGTTGGAGCAGAACAATTTGCTAAATTTATCTATGAAAAACTTAACACCTTTGTTCAAGAAGAAACCTCTAATCGTGTAAGGGTAGTAAAAGTTGAGTTTATGGAACATGGAAAAAATAGTGCAATTTATAGCGAATAAAAATGTCAAATTTAAAACCACTAAAACGAATTGAGGATTACAATAAAACCCTTCCAGTTCTAGAAGTTTATACAGCTGTTCAATCTGAAGGGAGTAGACAAGGTTATCCTACAATAGTTATTCGAACAACAGGTTGTACCCATAGATGCTATTTTGGTGAAGGTGGGTGGTGTGATAGTTGGTATACTTCTATTCACCCAGAAAAAGGTACATTCAACTTTAATGATATTGTTAAAATGTACGATGAAAACCCTCATATTTCAGAAATGATGCTTACTGGGGGTTCTCCAACAATGCACTCTGCATTGGTAAATGAATTAACCCATTTTGCTAATGAAAGAGGTATTTTTATTACCATTGAAACTGAAGGTTCACATTTTCTAAACACAGATTATCCAATTAATCTATTGTCCATTTCCCCTAAATTCAGCAATAGTGTACCTGTTGTTGGAACATTAACCCCAAATGGAAAAGTTGTTGATGAAAAGATGATTGAAATACACAACCGTTTAAGGTTAAATGTTGATGCTATTGCTGATTCAATTATGTACCATAGTGATTTTCATATTAAACCTGTTATAGATAAGGATTTGGCAGTTTTGCCTGAAGTGGAAAGTTTTGTAGAAATATTGATAGATGCTTTAGTTGAAAGAGAATTTGGTGCTAGTGCCTTTGGAGATGATCCTTTTGATAGAAAAACAATTGAAAAATATGTTAAATCCAAAATATGGTGTATGCCTGCAGGTGATGATAGACCTGCATTGTTTGAATCTTATCCTGTAGTGATGAATATGTGTAGAGATAAAGGATATAAATTTACAGGTAGAGCCCATATAATGGCTTTTGGTACCGAAAGATGTGTTTAATGTTATTTAAATAAACTGCAAATGGCTTATGTAATTTTAAAAAAATCCCAAAATATGAAACATCATATTATAGTTAATGATTCTGAAGGGATACCTATTGAATGGGATAACTATGATGATGCAAAATATTTTGCTGATTTGTTCCAAGCAAACACAACTCACAATAGTATTTACGAAGTAAAAAAAATTGGTTAAATGTATACTTACAACGCAAAATTAGAGAGAATAATTGATGGTGATTCCATCGTTGCTTTGGTAGATTTAGGATTTGATACTTGGAAAAAAGTTAACATTCGAATGTATGGTATAAATACACCTGAATCTCGTACCAAAGATTTAGAGGAAAAAGCACGAGGTTTAGCTGCAAAAGATAGATTAGCCGAAATTTTGGAACTAGAAAATGAAGGAAAATTTATTTTAGTATCTCATGGAATTGGAAAATATGGTCGTTGTTTAGGAGAAATTTTTCTTACTGAAAACTCAGATAGTGTAAACAACCAACTCATAGCTGAGGGATATGCCGTAGAATATTATGGGGAAAAAAGATAATGCAATTAATTAGTACTCACCCAATTAAGAAATCAGACTTAGGTTTCCATGCCAATTTATTTGGCGGAAAACTTTTATCTTGGTTAGATGCTGCTGGTGCTGCTATGGCCATGGAAGTAGCCGATACTCCAAGAATGGTTACAATTAAAATAGATGAATGTATTTTTAAAAAACCAGCTAAAGAAGGTCAATTGATTAAAATTTACGGGGGTATTGATTCTATGGGTAATACTTCATTAACACTTTATTTAGAAGCTCGAGCACATAATGTGTATTCGGGTTCTCAAAATGTTATATTATCAACAAAAATTAAATTTGTAAGGATTGATGAAAATGGAGATCCAATCCCAATTGCAGAAAGAGTAAAAAATAAATTTGAATGACAGAATTAATTAAAGCTAAAGACATTAATATTCAAACCAAAATCTTAGCTAAACAAATCAGTGATAACCATAGAGGAGATAAAACACCTGTTGTAATGGTAGGTTTACTTAATGGTTGTTTTATGTTTTATGCTGATTTTGTACGTAATATGAGTATCGATATAGAATGCGATTTTATGCGTGTTAAATCGTATATAAGCAAAAGAAAACAAGGTGACATCCAAATCACCAAAGACTTAGAGACACCCATTAAAGGCAAGCATGTTTATATTGTTGATGATATTTACGATACTGGTAATACAATGAACGCAGTAATTGAATATTTAGAAGTTAAACATCCAGCCTCAATTTCAATCATCACTTTAGTTAAACGTGAATCTAAAGATGTTACCCCAGTACCTTCATATCATGCTTTTACTATTAAAGATGAATGGATTGTAGGGATGGGGTGCGATGATGATAAAGGATATAGTAGAAATCTCAACTCAATTTGGGCTCTCTAAAATTATTTATTTTATTTATACAAACATAAAAATTTATACATGGAAAATAAACGTAGAAAAATACACGAAGAACTTGAGGTAGTACAAGAAGGTTTCGCTAATGGAGTTGCACCTGGTTTTCCCCTTAATGATAAAGAAAAAGAGGAAATGATTGATAAAGCAGAATATGCTTTTGGTAAATTTTTAGATGCTCTAAAATGTGATTGGAGAAATGATCCAAATTCAATGGAAACACCTCGTCGCGTAGCTAAAGCATATGTGTATGATTTGTGGGAAGGTCGTTATACAGCAATGTCACCTATTACCTCATTTCCCTCAGATGGATATGATGGTGTGATTATTGAACGTAATATTCCACTTACCTCAATGTGTTCACACCACCACCAAACAATTGGAGGTGTAGTTCATATCGGTTATATTGCAGGTAAAGATGGGCAAGTAAT